GGCGAACGAAACCCACCCTCATTGTAGGAGGCTTGATCCGCAGCATCCATCTGGGCTTCAAACTCTGCCGCCATCGCGTCGACCGGATCAAGGTCTTCCATTCCTATGTCGTCCATTTGCACCTCACTGTACGGGTCCAGCCCGTTCCTCTGTGGCATTAACGCCGGGGCCAGCGGGATTTACGGCGCGGTTCAGCTCGGGTGTCCCCCCGCCTGTTGGGCGCGGCTGCTCGCTTGGTCCGTATGCGTCAAACACGGCCCCAGTTTGCTCTGTTGACGGTGCAGTGTCAACGGGTGTTTCCTGTTGCGCTTGCTCGCCTCCCTGCGGGTCAAGCCCTAAAACGTGCGCATATGTCGCCTGACCTGCCCCCTGCTTCGCTAGCTCATGGTAGTGGGTGGCGAGGTGCACCTCGAAGCCCCGTTGCTGCTGGTCGGTGAGTTCTTGGTACTCTGGCGAAAGCATGTATGCCAGGTGCTCGTCGATGTGCGTAACTTGATCTTCAAACCACGAAGGTTCTAACTCCTCTCCCGTGGACATGCGGTAATTCTCTTGGCGCGCATAGTTTCGATCTTGCGTCTCATCCCCTTCGATCATGTCAATTCCGAAACCCTGGAGCATCTTTTGTATTCGCATGCGCGTTCGGGGGTCTGCGATGTCACCCAACAAGCCCACGCTGGCGTAGTTGAGTATCTGCTCTCTGATAAAGCTCGGTCGTTGGGGAAGCATTGAGTTGGGCACCACGTAAACGTCGCTCGCGTCCAGGTCAGACGCATGCAACCGAATGGCTTCGACGCGACGCGAGTCTCCCAATATCTCGGTAGTGATCGCTTCGGTCGAGAAGCGCTTCCACAGCCACAGCGAGCCTGTGCCCGCGTCCGTTATTGCACGTTCCAGGGACAGGACCATAGGGCCCAGCTTCTCCTGGTCCTGGTCGCTTAGCATCCCAATGGCTCGGCCGCTCACAACGCCTGAAGGTGACCTGCCCTGCGACACCTCGTGGATGCCTGATATGTCATAAAATGATTGTTTCAGCGAAGCCACCATCTCAAAGAGCGATGGGGGGATGGGCGTCGCCGGTTGGCGCATTGGGGCCGGGCCCATATTCGGGTTATACTCGACCACCTCGTCGGGCCTGTTCTCTGGGGTCGAATGCAGCGAGCCCACGGGCGCTACCCAGTTAGGCATCGTGTGCATGTTCCGCAGCTCGATCGCCTGCGAGAGGGTCCGATTTAATTCACGCTGCAAGGGCACCACGTCCTCGATTGGGGACACGCCGAAGAATCGGCCGCCTTCGGTGGCCGCGCGAAACATTGCGAGGGAGTAGCGATCGTTCATCAGGGGGCCGTACTCAAGCACCACCCCCTCGCTGGTAATCACGCGTCGCCCGCGAGGGTGCTTTAGCGTCGCAGCTTCTTCATACTCAAAGACGTTCACCTTGCCGCTCATGGACGGGCCGCCTTCGGTGTAGCCCGCTATCTCTCTGCGCAGCGTGGAGTCGTAGTTGTCATGGTCAAAATCCCAGTCCTGCCCGCTCCCGCTATATGTCCCCGGCGAGCTTTGCTCGTCTGGGAAGCGGTCGAACTGCGCCTTGACCTGTGCTGGCTGCATGGGGTGCACGCGTATGACCCACTCCGCATCCTTCAGCGAAGTTGCGCGCCAGTCGGGGTACACGTCGAACGGACTCCACACCTCAATGTCTGGAAAGCCAGCGCGATTTGAGCCCGCCATTGGCCCGTGGGCCGGATTCCAGCCCCACGAGAAGAATGCCGTGCCGGTAACCCAACCCCACCACACAAGCTGCGCAACGCGATCCTGTAGGTCAAGCTCGCGCGCAATATGCGACGCCACCCATGTGCGAGCCTTTGCGCGCTGGATTGCATCCTCGTCCGGGCCAGTGGGCCGCGCGGCGAAGCCGGGGTTGTTCTGGGTGAGCTTTGCCACTGCTGTGCGAACGATTGGCCTGCAAATGTTGTGTACCAGCCGCACGCGCCAGCTTGGGGCCTTTGGCTCAATAGGCGAGCCGCCTTTGTAAAGCACGTATTGTCGCCCGTGGACAAACGCCAGGCTCGTCCACCACACATCGTGGAGGGTCAGTTTCATTTCGCGGCAGCGACGGAAGCGTTCCGCTATCTTCTTGGCAAGTTCCTCCTCGCCAAAACCGTCGTATAGGTCGCCGCTGCTTTTTAAGTAGCCCGTCATCTAGCGCCGCATCCGCTTTCTGATTCCCTCAAACTCCGGGTCAATCCGGGGGTCGTTCGGGTCGCCAAATCGAAGGCGCAGTTGCTCTTTATAGTAGGCATGGAAGTCGCCCGCCAGCACCTCGCTGATACCTTCCGGCGGCAACATTGGGATGGGTTGACCTTCATCTGTCAACTCTTCTACCACAGGATCGTCGGGCAGCGGTTCGGTTTTTTTCTCAAAGAGCGCTGCGGCCCCAACGAAGCCACTCGCGATGGTTTCAAACACCCCCCCAAGGGTGCGCAGTATCAGCGCAAAGAACTTTAGTACCATGTGCCGTCACCACTTGTTTCGTCGGTTACGCGCGGGCACGTGTTGTTGAATGGTCGCACAGCGTTTACCGCAGGTTCCCACCGGGCCCGGCTGTTGGCCTTCACCGGAACGCCCTGCTTGGCTTGCTGCTGATCCACGTCGAGCGCGATGCACGCGGCGATAATCAGGTCGTCGTTGTTCCCGCGCCCCGCTTCAGGCCTGCCGCTGGTCTTGCTTCTGATAAAGCCCATCATTTCATTTAGGTGCCGCACGTCGAAAATTTCAATCGCGTCAAGCCGCCACTCCTTGGCGAAGTTGCTCACGGCGAAATGGCGGGTGCGGTCGTTGGTCGAGTACCCGATATATTTCCTATCGTTGCCGGTGGGCACCTTGCCGACTTCCACGAAGCGGCGATATATGCGGGTGTATGGGTGCTCTTTCAGAAGCACGTTGATGGTAAGCAGACCCTCCTTGTTGGACTCTGGAACCGCAAGCGCTCCGTTGTACAGCTCGCAGGCATAGGCAACTTGGTGGCCGAGAAGGTCGGGGTAGATCTTTGCGTAGTATGTCGCAACAAATCGCTTTGTAACCCGGTCAAGCACCTGAATAGCGCTGTAGTCGTCGTCAGGCGTTGTGCCTCCACCCGCTGCGTCGGCGGAGACGAGATACGTGTGCCCGGCGCGTGGGTGCTCGAAGACCCTCCAACCGCCACCGACGCCACCACCGTCCTGAATAAACTCGACGATCGCCGCGTCTTTTCTCAGCGTGCAATTGGCGCGCAGGGCGGGGGAGTTGCGCAGTTCCTCCTTGCGTTCCTGAATGCGGCGAATCGAAAAGACCGGCCGACCCGAGCTAATGAACGCAATCGACCAACTGAGCGGCCATTCGGAGTCGAAGCGGTCCTGATCCCCGTCACATTTATTGATGAGCACGTTCTGCCAGAATCGCACCTGTGGTGGCTTAAGCCCGTATTCCATCGCGCGATCAAGCTGCAATTGTGTATATCCGAGTTCGGTCGCCATGCTCAGCGCGCCCATTCTGTCCTCGTCGCGATACGCGTCCTCCATCATCTCGGCTTTTAGTTCCTGCTCGCGCGCGTGCTTGGGCGACTCCGCAGGGATAGTGAACTCGTCGCGGCGCTGCCAGCCGAAGAACATGGGCACGAAGTTAAACCCGTCCTCCTGGTTGATGCCGCGCATAAACATTTTGTGAAATAGGTTGCCCGTGCCCTTGGCTGTGGACTCGATGAAGATCATTGTGCCCGGCACGTCAAAAACTGCATTGAGCACCGACTGCGCGACGTCGGCTGCGTCGGTGTTCTTTCGCGACTCGTCCCAGCTCGGTAGCTCGGATATGTGGACGATGTTTGGCGTTGAGCCTCGCTCTGAGTTCGCGCTGCCTCCCTGCGTCTGGCAGATAGCGCGCGACCCATTCACCCATTCGATGTTGTTGGCCTTTGGCTTGTAGCGCAGCTTTGCGCCGATGCCCGGCGTGAGGCTTTCCACAATGGTGCGCCCAATGAGGAACAATTCGCGCGTCGCCTTGTCCTGGTGCGCCATCGTCAGCGCATAGGTCTGCTCATTGAAGACGCACTGGTGGACGATCAACGCTTGAATGATCGTCGAGAAGCCGAGCTTACGCGACTTGCACACGATAATGCGCACGAAACCCTGTGTCTCCATTTGGCGCACCACTTCGTGGAGAAACTGGCGCTGCTCGTCATTGACGCACAGTGGCATTAGGGCGTATGCCCCGGTTGCTGGGTTATTGCTCCGAATCCTGAACTCGTTCTTAAGGCAGAATTCCAGATCCGACTCGCAAAGATCCGTGTATTCCTTGGGGGGTGCGGCCACTTGTTACCTGTTGTGCTCTTCAAGCGCTTGCGTGAAGCGCGACTCAATTTCTGAGCCTGGTGAGTGTCTGAGCAGCATCGCGCGCTCAAGGTGCTCGGCTGCCTGCCGGGTGATTTTTGCCTCTTTGCCCATTGCCGTCATCATCACGTTGAGCTTTTCGGGGTCAACGCTACCGTCCAAACCCTCGCACTGTTCCCAAATCTCATCCAGCTTGCACAGTTGGCGAAGCGCTAGCGCGGTGTGCACTGCCGCTGTGTCGTTCATTCCCTGCGCCGCGTGAATCATGCCGTTGATCGTCGCGAGTCCGGGGACGGTGAGCGCGTTTTTCTTCTTTGCCACCTTATTATCTTACCCCCTTTGGCGTTTTGCTATTGCTATGTCTTCAATCATTCGTTACATGATTGACATGGCACAGTCAATTACAACGATCACAGTCTGCCAGCAAATGAGCGCAACCATGGATGAAGCGTGCGACCGACTCGCGGTATCGAAGCGCTTGCTGGCGAGCGTCATCGCGGGGATGATGTGCGGCGCGCTCGACCGCGTTGTTTCCCGTGGGGAGGCGGCTAGGGCCGCCGAAGACAAGCCCGTTCGTGGGCCGAAGTTTACCGGCACCACGGTGCAGGTTAGCCTGGAATCGTCCCTCGGGGAAAGGCTCGCGAGGCACGCAAAGACGCTCCGCATATCCCGCGCATGGCTCTTCCACTACTCGGCCGAGGACATCATCGAGCGGCTGGAAAAGATCGGCCAGGTCGAGGCACCCGCGAGAATGGTGCACAACGTCCTCGTCGAAGACTTTCCGGTCACCATTGCTGAACGACTGCGCAATATGCGCCAAGAACCACGAGAAGGGGGTGTCGATGGACAGCAAGTACAGCCCGTTTGAGCGCTACATACCCGAACCGCTGGGTAAAAACCTCATCATCGAAAAGCAGCAGAGGGGCGAGCAGACATGGCGACCGGGGGCCACGGTGCTTATGCCTGAGCAGGCTACCGAAGCCTCTGGCGCGCCAACCCTTGGTACGGTGCGCTACGCGGGGCACGAGGTTACGCGGGTGTCGGTGGGCGATTTGGTCATGTTTCCCCGCTTTTCAGGTAACGCCGTGGGGACAAATAACTTTATCCTCATGAGCGAGGAGCACATCCAGTGCCGAATGATCCCGATAGAAGCCTGAGCTTCACCGTCACCATTAGCCCGGAGATAACCCAAGCCCCCCTTGAGGCTGCGGTTGCTGACATTCTCATGTCATTCGAGGACGCACAGCAGCGGGCTTGGCTTGAGTTGGCTTCGCGGCAGCCTGCGTGGCAGGCACACGATGTGATGCCGCGCTCACGTCTAGCGTCCACCACGGCGATGCTTTTAGCGCTCGACAACCTTGGCTACACCATCACGGAAGAGCGCACGGACGACGAGTTGTGGATCATCACAGCGTCGCAGGACGGGAGGGATCCCCTCACAGGCGGGGGGTTCTGTCGTCTCTCTGCGCTTACGGTTGTCGTAACGCAGGCGCACGCACGCTACGAGCGCATGCGCGAGCTTGGCGTTATAGAACGCCGCTAGGTACACAGTCCATTTTCTCGATGCTATTGAGTCTTAGTAGCAATTTGCGGTAGTTTCGCCAGTAGGCACGGGTAGCGCGGGTGTGCTTGAGGCGTCTGCGGCCAACACCGCACCTCGTTGGACCACAGTTGTACACAACATCGGCCCGCGCACCGTGCCTTCTCCGTAGGCGTGCCAGGTACGCGGCTGCGGTTCGGCTCGCCACCCACACATCGCGCAGCAGTGTCCTTTGCTTGGACCTGGAACGGTAGACCTTTGCCTGGCTGGGCTTATCCTCAAAGTGCCCGCCGAAGGCTACGCTACGGGCAGCAGACAGGGTGAGCTGATAGATCCCTATGCTCCTCCCCTTGTCACCCGTCGCCGTCTGGACCCACCGGGATTCGGTGTAAGATAGCGCTAGCAGAAACACCGGGTCGATGTCGTGCGCCGCTCCCGCCACGCTCACCGCTTGCGCGAGAAGGATCGCCCGCTTGGCGCTCATCTTGCTCGCGGTCATAATCACGTCCGCCAGATAATCCGCGCTGCGGGGCACGTCCTGCGGGGGGGCAGACAGCATCAACAGCACCGCCAAACAAGTCGTCATTCATTCGCTCCTTAAAGTCGGGGTAATGGTCGCACCGATCCGCCCAGGAGCGTCCATCGACGTCTCTCCGGTACACCCAGTTTGAACCGTTACACAGCGTGCACTCACCCTCCATTTGACACCAAACTTAGCTCGGTCTGCGGTGGGGTTGGTTGACTGCCAGCGACCCGTCGCAGAGGCAGCCCGGAAACCCCCCGTCTGCGGTGAGTCTTGAGCCAACGCTGGGCGCGCTCGGCCCCCGGATTCGCCTCAATCACCGCATGCACCAGCTTATAGTCCTGCACCGGCCACCGGATATTGAGCTGACGACACCAAAAGCCAAACACCTCCACCAGCGTCTCGGTGGGGATAAACCCGTCAGCGTCCCAGAAGGGACCATTGCGCCCCTTTCTATCTGCCTCCGCCGACCAATCAACGCACATCGACTCCAGGCCCAGGTCGGCAATCAGTTGCGCAAACTCCTCGTGCTTAGGCGTTGAGCACTCCAAAAGCCGCTGCCGGGCGTCGTTTTGGTAAGGCACCGCAAGGTCACGCGCCACCTCCCTCTCCAGCAGATCATGTAAAAACGCCGCTGCGCCGGGCCAGCCCGCGTTACGCTCCGCAATCAAGTGCGCTACCTGTTCGTCCGTGAGCTTCTCCGTCTGGCGGAACACGCTATAGCGTCTATCCGACGGATCGAGGCGCAGTGGGTCGTCGTGGTTAGAGAAAAACACCATATTAAACACCGAGTCGAACTCGTCCGCACCCTGGAAATGGTGGCGCAGCGATAGCACAGGCTCCGTCACCCACAGCTTGAGCTTGTCGAGGATCCCCGCGTCACGCTTCGACGACGACGCGATCTCATTCGCCACCACAAAGAGCGAGGCCTGTAGCTTTTTATGGGCAAATTGGTCTTGAAACGTGTCTTTGCCCACCTCAACCACGTGATTCTGCCCGTAGAGCGACCGAACCAATCCCGTGCCGCCGAACATCAACCCCTTGCCGGTGCCCTGTACGCCGTGGAAAATGACCGCACTGAGGCACTTTCGACCCCCCTGACTGCCGTAAAGCGACTGCAACGGGTAGGCCAGCCAGTCCAAAAGGTACTCCAACCCCTCCTCGTCACCCGCGCACAGGTGCCTGAGCGCCATGCGAATGACCTGCCAATCACCCTCTTCGGGCTCCAACGGCAACCCTCTGTACGTATTGAGCCACGTATTCCCCCCGCGCTGCACCACAGGCTCGATGCTGCGGGTGTCAAACACGAAGTCGGCCGCAGGTTCCAGCAGCGTCGCCTGTTTCTTGGCATCCCACTGCGATAACCCACACGCGCGAAGGCGGGATGTCAGGCTCTGGCTGCCTCGGCCCTCAAACCATTGACAGTCATCCGTCAAATACGCGTACTTCGCATTGTCGAGCTGGAAAAACTGGGTCGTCGCCGCAGCGAGCACGCGTCGCCGCTCCGTCGCCTGCTCTGGTGACACCAGCACCTCGTTCCCCTCATCATCGCGGGATCGGCGCAGCCGTAACGCGCCAATCAAGGCGTCCGGGCCCAGGTCCACCGAGCACGCACTGCACCTGACCGTGCCTAACGCGGTCTGGGTGGGCACAACAACCGTGAGCGTGTTCTGTGGCTCGTGATTTGCCAGCGGGCACGGTAGACCCGACACCTCCCCCTCCTGGTGAGAGGTGCCCAGGGACTCATGGCCACCGGCCGCAAGGATCTCTACGACATTCCAGCGGTAACTCATGGCAGCGGTGCCGTTCGGATCTGACCCGCACGGGCGACTGCCTCGCGATAATCGAAAAGACGGTCGCGAAGCAGCGGTGCCGCTAGCGCACACGCCACGCCGCACCTCACATCGGCCATTGCCCGCTCCACCTCCACAACCAAACCGCGCGACGCCTCCACAATCTCCCGGTAGGCTCGCTCGCTGCGGGCGCTTTGGGCTCGCTCATACTCCGCTGCATCTAGTTTAGCCCCCATCCGTCCCCTCCGTGGCTTCGAGTTCCAGCAACTGGCGGGTGGCGACGTCAAGCCTCCGTAAGCGGACCTTTTTGGTGCCGGGACCGCTGACAACCAACGCTTTCGCTGCGTCACAAACCTCTATCAAAGCCGCGTCAAACGCAAGCATCGACACAACGTTTTCTGACGAAACATCCTCTAGAAGCGCGTCCACAAGCAGGCGCAGCGCGGGTATGTCCCCGTCTTGTGCATCCAGGGCCGTGCCGAACTTCTTCGCCCAACCCGCCACGATCCGCCGGGTGTCCGTGAACACCGACTTGCGAAACAACGCCGACTCCCGGTGGTGGCTGCAACAACACGACGCCTTTACCACCGGGTGGGCTTGAGATTGGTTTTTGTGATCCAACTGCGGCGGGTTGAGGAAGCACCTCCCCTCGTCGCGCGAAGTTAGCCCGCTGGTGTTGAACCAAGCACAGCTATGGCAAGTCCCCTTGTTCTCGTTCCCCATCATCTCCCTCCTTGTCAATTCCATGCTCCACAAGTCGACGGTGCACAGTGGCCGGTGACCAGTTGAGCACCTGTGCAATCTCACGTATAGATAGCCCTTGTGAGACACGGAGCTTTTTTAGAACGTGTACTGCGTCGACCTGCATGCGGGCAACTGTCTCAGACGGCTTGTTGTGTGTCAACCCCTAATTAATCAGGTGTGCCAACCCTGTGCCATCAGGTGTGCCTTATGATTACAAGGGGTTCCAGACCGTAAAGAGGGCACTCGCGCGCGCGGGCCCGCCCAGGGGCGCGCTTATCCGTGCACGCCCGTATGATGCGTGTGTGCACATGCATGCGCGTAGAATTAGGTGTGCAGGTGTGCACACTGGGTATATATGTATATATTACCTATACTTATCTAAGAACAGGGGATAGCACACCACCGGCACACCTGATTGCCAAGTGTGCACTCTGGGTTTCAGTGTTGCGTTCTGCTACCATTCTGGTAGTGTTCAGGTCTAACTATCTCCAGATCAGTCCCCATTGTTCTTGGGAGAGTTCAAGCCAACCCGTGGCACCTCCTTTTCATCTTGGTTCGCTGCGGGTTGGCATTCTAACTAGCCGAAATTGTTGGAAGCGCTCCTAATGATTATATTAATTACCGGGACCGTGCTCGCACCAGGGTACCCCCCCATACCCGGATCTGCGCGGATCGGGGTGGTTTCGCGAC